CGATGCTCTGGCCTACCAGCACAAGGTGTCCCGGTGCCGTGATCTTGAAGGGGTTGGTGCTTATCACTGCCGTGACGGCAGCTTCCTGATTGGCTGCAACACCATTGTACTCATACAGGAAACGCAGATTGAAGTGACCAAACTCCAATACCAGCGTCTCAACGTCATTGTATTCAAACGGAAGCAGTTTGGACGCATGAACCGGGTCCATGCACTTGGCTTCGAAGTACGAGCCAGATCGCCCTATGCCCGGTCCTGTCTTGCAGGCCACTACGTTCGACATATACCGCATACCACGTGGGTAGCGGTCTATGTCCGTCCTGCCTTCTGCTAGTGGGCTGAGTTCACCCTCAAAGACATTCTGGAATTGGCTAGCCTTCGCCACTACATGCCACTCCACGATGGGTTCGCACGTGCGTTATCCCACGTGAATGCCCTGTCGTCGCCCTCTGTCTCATGCGGGTCCAGCACGAAGGCATTCAGCCGCCCAGCTTCGTCTTCCGCGTCCTTCAGGAAAAACAGCGCATCGCGCTTCTTCGCCGACGATTGGCTGGCTAACTCCGCGCACTCGACTGCTACGCGTGCAGCCAGTACGTCCACGAAGCACGGGTCAGTCAGTTCGTTGTCTGGCACAAGGCGGATGTATTCAAGATTGATGTAGTTGCCATAATCGTATAAGAACTGGCCTCGCTCCACCCACGTGCAATTCTTCGGCCGTATGCCCCTAAGAAAATCACCCGGTTTCTGGAACTGGTACGTACGCCCGTCAGTGTCAGCCGCTACCTGTGTCGTCAACGCACTGACTCGTAAGAGAGTAGTCGCGAATACCCAGCGTTTCTTCTTAAGCTCGCTGGCTTTCCACTGGGGGTATTCGCTCGCGCACTTGACTTCAAGCGTGCTTATCGGTGGTGACAGGTTATTTACGCGAGAAGCCCCAAGCTTGCCTAAACCCTGATTACAGATATCTTTCATGGTCGGCATAGCTTGAGGCTCCCTACTGGACTAGCTGCGTAGCGTCGTCCTTACTCGTAAATATACGCCATATAGACTTCCAGCGTGGCGTTGGCCGGGATGACTGCACCCGCCACGGTGCCGATGACGTTCACGCCTGCGAGCGAGTAGAAGTCCCACTTCATCAGCGTGGCTGACCACGGGGTACGACCGAGTGCCGCCGCTGTCACCAAGCCACTAGCCAACGCGTTGGCACTGGCGGCTTCCATGCCGTCACCGGCTACTGCCCCGTCCTGCTTGGAACGGTACGCCGCATAGCCAATATTGAGCAACGCACCGGCACCCCATGCGGAGCATGTATAGAAACACCCCGGATACCACAGGCGTACTGCGCCGGGGGGCAGGATGCCGATCTTGAGCGTGCTGCCGATGTCACCGACGATGGCCGCCACGAACTTCTTGTAGTGCGTCCGCAGTTTACCGTGGTCGTCAATCGGACGCTTGAAGAAGCCTGCCGCCTGACTGAGCGGATCATATACCTGAATTGCCATTTGTCATTTCCTTGTGTCGAACAAACATCAGCTAGGCGTGATTGCCTAGCTGACAGCCCGGTGCCACAAACTAACCTTCAACCCAGTCGATGGCGAACACCTTGTCTTCTTCCAGACGCGTTGCCCCGGCAGTGAACGTGCCGTGGATTTGCTTGATGTTGTTCTTGTCAGGACGGTTGCTGATCGTGATGACCAAATCCTGCCAAGTGCCGTAGTGCATTCCATCCGGTATCCACACGGGCGAATGCCGTATGGTGGACGATCCCGTCACAAACGGGATACCCTGCGCGTTGTAGTCTTCATAGGGCAAGAACCTGAACCCCATGAAGTTGTCGATTTCGCCGCCCACCAACGCCTTCACTGCCGCGTAGTCGGACGATGTGGTTTGCGTCTCGCTGAGTAGGTCGTCAATCGCTTCGCCGTTGGTCAGGATCAACGGCATCATCGAGCGCATATCGAGATTGCGCTTCTTCATCAGCTTACGCAGTGACCGCAGCTTGGCGACGGTGAAACCGGTGCCGCCGTCTGCTACCGTATTCGACGCCTTGTATGGCGCATCGACGTTGGCGTCCTTGCCGGTCTTCGCAATGCTGAAGAACTGGTCAACGATGATCTGGTCGCGCTTGCGCTCATGCGCCTGACGGAACCGCTCGACGTACGGGCTGGTCGGGTCGTAGATCATCTTCAACGTGTCAAGCCTGTCGATCAGGACTGCCACGTCGTATTCCTTGCCGCTGATCCAACGGCTGGTGTGTTCCAGCTCGGTCAGCTTGGTGTCGCTGTATGGGGTATCCCGCTCGATAAACTCGACGGGACCAATGAAGTTGACCACCTGTACGCGTTCGCCGGAATAACTTCCGTGCGTGACGTATGGATAGATCAAGCCACCAGCACGTGTGATCGTGTTACGGACGTTATCCGTGAACATGTACACATGGGCTTCGGGGATACTGTAGGAGGCGATTGTCTCGGGCATCTGCCCTGTCTCCATCTGGCTTGTCAGCGCACGTCGCGTGGATCGTCACGCTGACGGGTTGATCGAAAGTCATGGAAACAGAGGGTGTCCGAGTAGGCCTCTGCGGGATCACGCTATAAACGCGTTTGCCAGATGTGGCAAGGGGGTCAGTGAGATGCAGGCACTGACCCCCAAGGTCCAGCGTAGGCCCCATGGGAGGCTCACTGGACGGGCTGTCGCAACGTTGCCCGCCGGGGGCTAGCCGCAGGGCAACGGCAGCGTCAGCCGTTAGCCAATGCGCTCCTTGGCGCGTTCCTTGTCGCTTGGTTGCGCCAGCCGCTCGCGCTCTTCGTCGTCCCGCTCGTTGCGCTCGTAGACCATCGTGCCAGCCTGCCCGAACGGCTCGTTGCCAATCGGGGGGAGCGTACGCCGGTCGTAGAGCGGCGCACCGTCTGGCGGATCGTTGAACATAAGCTGCGGGTTGGTTGCCGACGCACCGGGCGTGGCTTCGTGGATGGCGGGAGGTTCGTCGCCCATTTCGAGCTGTTCGATTTCGGCGTCCTTGATTTCCCGTTCCCTACGCCGGTCGGCTTCCTCCTGCGTCTCGCCTTCCTTGCGTGGCGCAAAGCCAGCATGGGTATCCGGCTGTGGTGCATTCGGGTCAAGAGGATTGATACGCGGGTCAGCATACGCGCCACCCTCGGCGTGGGCTTCGTCGTAGGCGGCTTTGATCTCTTCACTGGTGGGCGCATACGCAGCCTTGAACTTGTCCCGATACGGCGTCTGTTCCGTATCGTTCATGTTGTACCACCAGTTCTCGGCGTCCTGCGTACCGGCATCGACTGTCGTATCGCTGACAGTCACTGACTTCTTCTTTGCGGCCATTGCCTAGTCTCCAGTTTGGGGCTTCGCCTAGCTGACTAGCTAGTCGTATCTCCCTGTTCCTCGTACGCCTTCACCAACTCGTCGCTTGTTGGCGCGTCCTTGTTCTGGAACTTGCCCTGAAGCTGTTTCTTTTGCTCGCTGGACATGCTCTGCCACCACTCACGCGCCTTCTGCGCCTTCTGCGAAGGCGTCTGGTTCTGGGATGTCATGCTAAGTCTCCGTGGTTAGACCGCCGCACCACCCATCAACGAGCCTGCTTTGCGGTAAAGCCCCTCCATAAGCCTAACGGCGTCCTCGTGACCCGGTTCCGTCTTGCCCATGTAAGTCTTCTGGAACGCAGCGTCTGCTACCCTACGCGTGATTTCGGACTTCGCCTGTTCAGGCGTCATGTTTGCGGGGTCTGTTGCGCCACCACCTGTACCGCCGTCCATGAACTTACCCTCTCCTGATAGCTTGCCAATGGTTGCCAGTAGCTTGGCCAGTGCCGGTACGCCAATGTGTTGTTCCACACTGGCTAAGTCAGCTTCACCAAACCCTGCCTTATCAAGTGCTTGGATAACTTGTTTACCTCTTGCGGCGTTGGCGTCGAAATCACCTTTCCAGTCGGTCTTAAGCTGTTGCATAGCTTGCTGACCTGTCTGTTCAAGTGTCTCCGTTGCCTTTGCGTTTGCCTTCTGGATAAACGCGTTCCATTCACTGACCATGATGCTTTCCACTGCCTTTGGTGGAAGGCCCAGCTTGAAGGCAAGCTGTTTACCAAATTCCACCATGCCGGGGTCAGCATTGTCGCCCCACTTAACATCTTTATATCCTGACGGGTCTTTGGGCCTACCTAGCTTCTCGTATACCGCATTCCAATCTTCCGGCTTGGCGTTCTCATCCGGTATACGAATCATCTTGCTGTCATCGCGAGATGCGTTTATCCTTTCCATCTCAGCATATGACGTAGCAACAACGCTCGGGTTAGCATATTTCTTGGCGCGGAATAGCTCCTTTGCCGGGCCATCCGGTACAGCCGTCTCGTACCACGGCTTGTCGCCGACAGTCCAAATCTGGCCTTCAGGCACACCAGCCCACGGTACTGTAGGTGTAGTCTGGCCATTGGTGTTTGCCGCCGGGGCTGGCGCTCCACTTGTATCACTCATGACTTACCCTCACTCAGTAGTTCCCACAAATCGTCAAACGACATGTTTATGTGTTGGCTTATGCGATTAAACACTTCATTGCGCCCGGTAAGCAATGCATGTAGGCGCGCGTCGTCTGCCCATGGAGTTTGACCACCCCTACAAAAGCGGCGAAGATCAGCAAGAACAACAGTAGCATCACCGTCAATAGGATGATCAGAAAATAAACGTATGTAGGCTTCCTTCCGTGCGCGCAGCATAGCTTGCTGCTTGTATACCTCTGTTTCCAGCGTCTCGCGCGCAACGCTCTGCGCTGCGGCAATGTCAGCGGGATCGAACGGGTCAACTGCATCGAGGTTTTGCTCAGCCACGAATTGATGCCCATACGCACTTGACGCCCAACATGAGCATTTCCCAACGCGTCATTTTCCAACGTGTTTTCATTTCAGGG